AATTCCGAACGCCCGACGCCGCCCTGTTCGGCGATTATCTCACGTCCTGCCGTTGTGTTTCTCGTTTCAAAACCTGTGCCGCTCTTGCTGACCGTCTTTTCAAGCAGTTTAATCACAGTGCGCCTGTTCACGAATAGCAGCCCCTTTCGTCGTTATTTCTGTCATCATGGGTCAAGGACAGTTTGTTGACGATAGCGTTGTAGCTTTCCATTTGTCGCGCTGCAATGTTCGGTTCTTCCCAAGATTGATCGGCTTTGACAAAGCACTTGATCGCCTGTATTACGTCAGCGTTCGCTTCGTCGCGGGCGACGCGACGGGGAACACCTGACATTTCCATATCCCGACGTGCGGCTTCAACAACGTCGCGCAACTCATCGTCGAACGCCGCCGACGTGATGTTCAGTGATTTGCGTACACGTTCAATGATGTTCATGCGCGTTTACTCCATCAGGTCAGCGACATCTTCACGAAAGCATCAGACACAGTCGGCTTGCCGTCGAAGATCGCGCTGCCGCGATAGTCCGTCAGATTCTTGCGGAAGCTGCTGTGTTCAGACTTATCAACCGTGATGCTTTCGGCGAAGTTTCCGTAGTAGGTCTTCAGATCGCCGAAGTACGCATCACCCAGCGTCGCAGCCTTATCGGTAAGCATGACAGGATAGCCCATGATGAAATACTGCCCAGCGCCTTCACCCTTAACAATCGGCGCTTTTGCGTCGTCGCGGATGGGCATAAACTTCTGCCACAGCGTTTTCTTGCTCATGATGAACTTCGCATTGCGGTCGTAAGTTCCCGGCAGAAGGGAAATCAAGCTGCACACTTCAGCATACGTCGGCGTTGCGGCGGCACACTTGACCTTGTTTGTTTCCGCCGTCCATGTTGCCGCCTTTCCAATACCCGTTGCCTGATTGCTTCCTGTTCCGTTGACAATCCAGTTTTCAATCAGGTATGCAATACCGTCGGTCAGGTTGTCAATCAGCCACGCTTCAAACGCATTGATAGACATATACTTGACCTTTGCGCTGATGGACAGCACCTTGATTGCTTCAAAGCCGGTCAGGTTGACTTCAACGAGCTTGTCGGCGCTTTCGGAAGTGTCAGCGCCTTCGGCGTGATATGCGCCATCAGTAGTGGTTGCGTTTTCGACCGCAATCGTGACATTGCCCGGAATATTGAACAGGGTAATTTCGCCAATAATAGGCGCAACCGACTGAAGACGTCGAATAATTTCATTCTGCGTCTGTGTCGGAATAGCGGCGCCTGCGCTGCTGCTGGCAGAAGTCAGGGCGGCGCGCTGTTCTGCTTCATCCATTGCCGCACGTTCAATAGCGGACAGCGGCAGACCCATCAGGGAACGCAGGAAGGCGGTTCGGTATTCAGGGGTCGCAAGAACGTCGCGTTCTTCGTGCGTTTCATTCTGTCCGTTAGGCGGGGCAAGAGGATTTGCAGGCGGTGTGATGCCTTGTGCCGTGCCGTTTGCGATTGCTTCCAGCATGGAACGGCGCTGTTCGGCTTCGGCGACGCGCTGCGCGCGTTCCTGAAGCAGCTGATTCATTTCGTTCTGAAGGGTATCAAGATCGGTCGTTTCGGGGTTCTGAAGCGCGGTGCGAATTTCAGCAAGACGCGCATCAATCTGTGCAAGCGTTCTCATGTTCGTTACTCCTTTTCTTTTTCGGTTCCAATGTAGGAATCAATCAGCATAGACATTGCTTTTCTGCGCCTTTCCAGTCGCTCCGCTGTTTCCTTCGCAATCACTCCGTCAACGAAAGAACGGGCAGAAATATCGGTATCGGCGTCGGCGGGAAATGTGACTGCGCTAACGTCGTAAACCTTCTTGATTTTTAGAATTGTTCTTGTTCTGGTTTCCGAATTATAAGAATCTTCCGCAACCGTAAAAGCCCACGACATTTTATCAATCAGACCTGTTCTGATTTCGTCGTGCATCTGGCGCGCCGCTTCGGTTGTAGATAAATCAACAGAACATTTCAAACCGTGTCCATCAGGGGCAAGCGTCAGCGTTCCGTTTTTCGTGCGCGCGTACACATGCCCGGTATGGTCAAATCTGAAAACCACGTCAGACACATCAGCGCTATCAAGGGCATTTGAGCTGATTTGTTCATAGTATTTAACGCCGTCCATCTCAAAAAGAATATATGGAACATCGAAAGTAGTCGCATACCCTTCGGCGCGATATGCTGCTTCATCATCCTGTGATCGTTGCAGCACAGCAAGCGGGTTCATGCTTCTGTATTCCCGGCTGGCGATAACCTTCGGCATATCGTTTCCCCTTTCAAATTCGTATCAGATACGATTTTAGTTTTTGTCGCTGTTGTCTTGATCGGCTGGCGGCTCTTGCATTGACGCAGGCGTATCGTCTTTTGCGCCGTTTGGCTTATACTCGCCGCGAATATATCGCTTATCGCCGCCTTCGATGTGAGGCAACTGCCAAATGTCACAGACGTCGTTTTGTGATAGAATTCCTCTGTCAAAAAGTTGTTGCGAAACAAGCAGCTTACTATTTGTCGAAGCGTATTGAAGTCTGTTTGCGCTGAACATGATTTCATTGCCGAACGCTATTTCATGGTCGGTAAATGTCATGTTTGTAAGCGCAAGACCAAGTTGCACAATGAACGGCTCTAACTTGCCTTCATACCATGCGTTGAACTGTTCTTCGTTGAACTTATTTTGCAATATTGCTTCATTTACGCCGAAGTAGTTATAGACATTTTCGTTGATAAGTCGCATTTGCTCCGCATCGACAACAAAAGACTTGCTATCAATTTGGCGCACATCCGAATATTTTGCATCAACAAGGAAGATGCCGCCTGAATTTTCAGCGGCAAGGTTTTCTTCGCGCAGGCGCTTTCGTTCTCCCCTGATGGTTGCATCTTTTAACGTCTGCGCAAGTTTGGCGATAAAGCGAACAGACGCGCCGTTCTTCACGGCTTGAATAATGCCTTGATTTTGAATGTCAATCATCTGCAATGTCGGGTCGATAATGCCCGCATTGCTGTCGCCGAAAAAGTCATTCCGATATTGCATCTGTGTCAGGATGCCCGCGCGTTCCAGTTCAACGGCGGCGCGTTGACCGCTGGTGAACGTATAGCGCAAATACGGATTTCCTTTGACAGTTACAATTTCAACGCGGTCAGGGCATAGGGGATAGTACCCTGTGATCGTCTGGTAATCCGCGCTATATAGCGGAACAATAAATGCGTTATTTGTTGCCGCGTAAATCGTCGCCACACGATAAAGAAACTGTGACGTATTCATATACGGGTTTGGTCTGTGCGATAAAATACGCGCAAGTTTTTCATTGCGTGAACCGACGATTTCGGGCTTCAGCTTTGAAATGTGATTCGCAAAAGCATGAATCGCCGCGCGTGTCTGCATGACTTCGTAAACGCCGCCTTCAAATGTTGTAAAAACAGGCGTGTATGCGGTCAGCGTTTTGAAGTAGCCTTCAACCTTTTCGGCTTCTCCGCGACGCGGAAATATCTTTTCGAGCAGCCCCACGTTATACCCCCTCAATTCAGATTTACAAACTGGTCATATTTGTCTTTTAGCACCTTATACCCATTTATCAGGGCAACAGTTCCATCAATGCGCTTGCGTGGGTCAAGCCCCTTTATCGGCTGAATGTTGCCGTTAATGTCCGCTTTGATTTCCGTGTTCGCAAGGCACATTTTATCAATCGGATTTCCGCCGTAAATAACGCGCTTTGCCTGAAGGTCTGCCCGAAGCTGCTTCATGGGGTCTGATAGGGTATAAATGCCTTGACGCACGGGAATCATTGCGTTCGGGCCAAACTCTGACTTGAACGCGGCAAGTAGCGTGTCATCAATGTGCCAAGGGTCGAAGCCGATAAACATTGTATACAGGTCTTCTTTCTCCCGAAGTTCCATGAACCATTGAAGAAAACAGGCTTTATCAACTTTATTTCCTTCCCAAACGCGCATCAGACCTTGCTTTACCCACAGATCATAGGGCATGTTATCGCGTTCGCGCCTGCTTCCCGTTTTTGATACCTGTTCAAGTACCGTTTCAGGAATCCAATACATAGACTTGACATATATATTCGGGTCATCAGGACGCATCATCAAGGCTTTTGCCGCATTAAGGTCTGTTGTGTCGGCGGCGTCAAAACCGCCAACACAATAATCAAACTTC